ATCCTAACCTAAATATTCACTTTAAAATAATAAATGGTGTACGCTACTGGCTTACACCTCCTCCTTTAGATTATAAAAAATGACACCAGTTAGAAAATCAATAGCCAAGTTACGCAAACTTAAAGAAATAAGACGTAAAAACTTAGAAAAAAACTTTTTAGAAATACAAATGAAAGGACAGGATCATTATGTTTTTATAAAAGACAATGGTAAAGCACAGGTAATTTATGATCAAGGCCGTTGGGTTACAGAACACATAAGAACTGCTGTTCTTAAATTTAATTATGAAATTGATAAAATTGATAATTTATTAATTAAAGATTTTACAGATGAAGAGCTTAACGAGTACGAAAAAACTTTGCAATAGGATTTGTTGGTTTTCTTTCTCTTAATTCTTTTACAACAGCATTAGCTTCCAGTTCTATTAATCTATTTAACATAGATGCCATAAAAATATCTTGATCAAATTTTTTTCTGACAAGATGAGTACAATATCTTTTTATATTATCTAAATCATTAGCTTTCATAATTTCTCTGCATTCCTTTTCAACTTCTAGTTCCATTTCTGGAGGTGCTGGCTCAATATCAATGTTGAGAAATTTAGTGATTTTCATATTACTGAAGATTTGTGGTAGATCCTGGAAACATCCTAGATTCGATAAAAGCAACTGCTTGATCGTCTATTGTGTTATCTGTTTGTTTAGCTATTGCCTTTAACAGATCTACAATCAATCTCTTCATTGCCTTTGATTTTATAAAAACAAGAAGAATAGGTTTAAAGATTTTTACCATCGTTTTTATGTGTTACTTTCCAAACATAGCTACTTTGCTAGTATTAAACAAGAATCTTAACTTTTATGGTTGAAGAGAAAAAGAAAAACGCTTTCCAAAAACTGAAAGAGGGTTTAGATGACAAAGAAGAACAGTTGGCAATTATTAGTTTGTTTGTCAGATTAGGTGTTGTTGTCTGGAGTGGTTTTATAGTAACTCTCAACTATATCTCAATCCCAGGATATAGTTCAGAACCTAAAGATATAACTTTTCCTGCAAGTTTGCTCACAGGTGCATTAGCAACTTTTGGTCTTGAAGGATCAAAGAAAAGTAGTAAGAAAGACGATAAAGTTGCGATGGGAGATGGTATGGTTCAAACTATAAGGGTAGTAACACCTATTAAAATAGAAGGTGCTGAAGTAATCGACCCTAAATCTAAAAAATGAAAAAGCTACTTCCATTATTATTACTCGCAACAACTCCAGTTTTTGCTGACATAAAACAGGAATTTGTAACCTCTGCACAAATTACTGTAGATATGCCATTTGTAACTACACAAAAAGTGGGTACAACCTATTCTTTAAGCGGAAATAATATCACCCCATCTGTAACTGTAGGAGATACAACAACAGCAGGAAAGATTGGAGGGATCAATGTTGGCTCGTTATCCAACGGAGTGCCAGCTATGATTCAAACAGATACTACAGTAACCTCAAGTGGCTCGGCCTTTTCAAAAACTGAATCGGTAATTATGGGCGATGCTACTCCCTCTGCGGTGACTCCAAGCGCGGGAATTGCAGCCTTACCAGTATTAGGTGGAACAACTACTGTAGCTTCGGGTGGTACAGCAGGAAACCTTGCACTCACTTCATTAAGTTCTGGAGTTCATACCTGTACCGCAGGTGGATCAGGTACAAGTTGCATAGGATCTACTAAAGTCACTATTACAATTGACTAGACTTTACTGGTTAGTTTTACTATTATTACCTATAAGAACCCTTGCTGTACCTGTTGTTCCACAGTTTCGTACAGGAAGCTCTACAACATCAAGTACATCTGAATCAATAATTAATGAAACAATCACGAGCCATCAATATCGGACAGGATATTCATACTCAGCATCAGGACATAATATCAAATCTGAAACGGGATATATCAACCCTACTCCTACGACTACGAATGAACAAACAGTCGGGGGAGTAAATTTTAGTTGGACTTCACCAAACTTAGAAGCTATACCTCGTTGGTCAATAAATACAGATGGAGCAGCCTTCTCTCTACAAGAAACGCTAATCACCCCAGGGCTGGATACGACAACAACTATAACTCGTCAAATAAATACAAGCACTACAACAGAAACTACAACTACGTTTGGACAATAGCTATAATCCTTTGCCCTGCAAGGGTTTTGGCTAATACAACAGTTGCTTCTCCTAGCTCTAATGCTCAAGGGGTAGTAAATAATAATGCAACTATGATTACACCATCTGCTATGCCATCTTACAGAATGAGTCAGGGCATAGTTTGTGCCTCACCTAGCCTTACAATAACACCGTATTTAACAGATAGCTGGTCTTTCGCACGACCCAAAGAATATATTACAAGAACACCCATTTATGACGAAGATACTGGAGAGATAAAATATTATTCAGAAATACCAAGATTTGAAAAGGATAATTTCAATCTCAATTATGGAATATCTGCTCAGTTCAATATTCCGTTAGGTAAGTCTCCAGCACTTTGCCATGAAGCAACAGCAGTAAATATTGAAGCTCAAAGATTACTTATAAAGAAAACAAAAATGGAAATCAGTTTATATCGTTTGGAGATGTGTGCAAAGATGGCGAAAGATGGAGTGACTTTCAAACCTAATACTCCTAGTGCTATTACTTGTGAAGATATTATTGTTAATATCCCTCCAAACCAAGTTATACCGCATACTCATAAGTTGGAGTAGACAACCCACGGGCTTAAGTTGTCCACCAAAATAATTATAAAGTAGATAGACCCCTTCCAAGTAATCTATCTACTTTAGGCTAAATCTCACAGCCAAATTCATTATATCAAATATTCTCATTCTGTAACATAAATAATATAAATTTGACATATAAATAATATATGTTTAATATAAAAAAGTCCGTTAAGGATTTAAACTTTCACTCCGTTAAGGAAACTTTTATTATGGCACTTAATAGCTATCAAGTCACAGTTCATGGAACTGCTGGACTTCTTTGTTCAAACGTACAAAACTCTGATCCATTAGGTGAAGGAGCAAAACAAAAAGCATTCTTCTCTAGTAAGAAAAAGAAAAATGATGAAGATCATCTTTGCCTTCGTGCATTAGATTGGGTTTTTTCTGGATATTGGAAAAAAGAAGGTAAGGTTAAAGTTAACGAAACTAAAAACTCTATCGAATTTGATGGATTCTCTGATCCATATATGCCAGGTGCTAACTTCTTGCGTTGTCTAAGAAACGCTGCTACAAAATGGAAGTTAGGTAAAGACGTTCTTCGTTCTGTTGTTGTTACTAATGATCCATTAATCGAGTATGAAGGATCAAAAGATGCTTTGGAAATGTACACAAAAGACCAAAGTTATTTTTCTAATACAGCATTTACATCAAGAGGTGTTTGGGTTCAGAGATTACTATTTCCAGATTGGAAATGTACTTTTGAGCTAATGGTTGACGATGAAATATTAAGTGTATCTCAGCTAAATAGAATTATTACTATGGCTGGTAAAGCTGAAGGATTAGGTACATGGAGGCCAAGATTTGGTAGATTCTCTGCATCTGAGCTAGTAGAGGTAGCTGACTAATGACAGATAATCCAAGAATAAGTGGTATCGATTGGCAAGGTCTTCAGAAAGGAGATCTTGTACCCCACGATCAGGTCAAAGAATTTTACCATAGTATTTTTCCAGACAAAGAATGGAATGAATTTAGTATGGTCAATGTGATTGATAAACTAATGAGATTGCGTGAAACAATAAACAGACCTTTAGTCATTAAATCTATTAATAAAGATAAATCTTTACGAGTTCTTACTGACAAAGAAGCTGTTGATTATTCTGCACAGCAAGCAAATGCTGGTATAAAAAAGCATCGTAATCATACTCGTAGATTGTTTACTCACATTAACAAAGACAATCTAGATCCATCAAAACAACGTGATCTTGAAACTAAACAGATTCATCATGCGTTCATAGCTTCTGCTGCTGATGGTGCTAGAAAAGAATCATTGCAGTTACAAAGAAAAGGAGAAAGGTTACCTAAGTCTTTGATAGAAAAATCAGACTTTAAGAAATCTTCTTAGCGACTCCATTCCTATCTTCTTATTGCACATTCTATCTTCTCATCTCCCTGTGCCTTTCAGTAACTCATCTTATTGCAATCGTTATGGGTGTTACGACAAACCCTTTTCAACATCTCTTGTAGGTGCAAGAACCAAAGAGATGATTCACATTTCTTTTCGATTAGCCGTAACTCACTGTGGCTCGCTGTCGATCAACTTTCCTCTTTATCATTCTGCTTATTGTCACTCGTAGTGGTGCATCTCTATTTGGCTCAAATCAAACGTTGTAAGTGCTACGATAAACTTTCCTTAACATCTTTGATACTTAATAGGTTGATAAGATGACTACAGTTCCCCTCACTTCGTTGTGATTCCGCTTATGTCAATTCCCATCTTTTTAGCTTAATGCTTCTTATTGCAGATCGCCTCTGTTCCTAGCAGCGTCATGCCCCTCCATGTCTATCTTATTGTCTCCCCGTCCAGATCCGTATTGCAATCGTTGTAGGTTTACGATCAAAACCTTCCTTAACACTTCTATGACTTAATAGGTTTGCGAAGTGATTTCAACCCATAGTTTATCGTTGTCATTCGACTCTCACTCATTCCTAACATCGTATTGCACTCGTTTGACGTTTCATCTCGTTCTATCTCAAATCAATCGTTCACACTTCACGATTAAAAGTGTCTTAACACCTCTATTACTGAATAAGTATGCGAGGTGACTACGTTACTATTTGCCGACATTCACTTCCATTTGTCGTTCTTTGATTCATCTCAAATCAATCGCTTGCCAGTTCTACGATTAAGAACTGGTTTTCTTTTTCTTTGTAATCTTAGTAACAACCTGTTTAACTATTGGACGGACAAGTTGAAGTACCAATGGTGCAGAAGCACCAACCAAAGCAAGGCTAAAGACCCCAACAAACTGTGGAGCAGAAGGAATGTATTGTTCTTTCCACTCAACTGCTTCATAGAGAGTTATACATTCTCTTCCATCTTGCCCTCTTTCATGTCCAATAACACGTTCTAACTTTTTATCGTTACGAAAGTCTCCTACTCTTTGGTCATTTTTTCCAGGACAGGGTGGAAAATCTGGTGGGGGAGGATCAGGTAGTGGAGGAATCTTTGGCTGCTCTGTTTCTGGTAAGGGCGGTGGTTCGTTTTTAACAGGTGCTTCTTCTGTAATGACAAGATTCTCAGGTGTATAGTCAAGAGGAATAAAACCAGGGAACGGGAAGTCGCACGTTGTAAATACACCATTTGGATCTTCCAGTAATAAATTACGATTACCAGTATTCTTTATATCACGATGCTGATAGGTACAACCAGGAACATCAATCTCAGGTGGTTTTGTAATAGTTAAATAATAAGGGCTATATATTTCTGGAACATCTGGGATATATATTTCACGAATTTGAATATCAGGTATTTCAATCGTAGGCATTTCTAGGAAGATATACTTCTACATGAGAGTAACATTTAGGACAAGAAAGATTAGTTACCATACTGTATTCAGCAGATGAACAGGGATAATCTTCTTCATCCATACTATGATCTCCACCCCAGATCAATTCAGTTTTACAATGCCAGCAATTCAAATTCCTAGTCCTTTTGGTATTGGTAATGATTTTCCTGTAACATCAGGTAATTCTTTTTC